CTGCGTTCCATGTGCCGACAGCCTCTAAGTAGCGGTTATCGTCACCAGAATCACCAACTTTTAAAGTAGATGAGCCACCAAGAGCATCACATTTCAAGATTACATCGTGAATTGTTGCACCCGCTGGTATTCTTCCGATAGTTATATCTGATCCACTCGCTAGAGATGATGCTTCATAAGTATCATGCCAAACCATAATTGGGCTGGATGAATTATTAGAATCAATCATCACACTAGGAGATGCATCAAGATTAGTAATGTTTACACTTTTCACACTAGCCATAATTTATCTCCTATTCGTTACAAGCGATTTCAACAACTTTTTCTTCTTCCATACGAGTTGCCCCGAGATCCATACAATAATAGACCTGTGTAGAATAAGATTTGTCGTCTCTTTCACTTATTTTAGCGGTTATATCTTTACCAATACCCAACTTGATACCATCAGCTGCAAAAGCAATAACTTGTCTGCTTGGAGTTGCATCTGCGGAAAGTAAGTTAGATGTGATAAATTCAAATCCTAAGAACGAATTAATATCTCCCTGTGCAAGAGCTTTAACAGTATTAAAGTCAGAACTCTTTACCTCAGTTAAATTTAATAGATCTTCAATCTGTTCTGGAGATACTACACAGTATCTTTTTACAGATGGATCTACATCGTTTTCGTCTAAGATTTTTTTTGCGGATAGTAATTTAGCAACAGTTAAACCAGCACTACCATGCACAATTTTTTGTGAAGATGGTAACGCAGTTGAAGTACCTCCAGATACACCCGTTTTAGATGTACCTATGGCTGCTGCAATAATTACTGAATCCATTGCTCTTCCCATAGCCGCAGCTGCTGCTTTAGCATAAGAAGAAGTCGGATCGATTAACATACGAATTTTATCCGCATCGTCAATCAAGTCTGCCCATTCATAAGTCGCAGTAGTTAAAGCTCTACGGCTATGAGGCATATCGATTTGTGGAGTTGATCCGTGTCTCGATGTTCTTAGTTGAGCGGTAGTTTTGCCAATTTGCTCAAAAAAAGATTGTTTACCTTTAATTGATTCGACATCTACTGCACCTCTAAGTTTTGATCCCATTTGCTGGGATAGCATCTGAACATTAGCGGAATATTGCTCCACAAAAGAAGTTGTTACATTTACTGACATAACAATTTTCCTTTCATAGTTTTGGTTAAATCGGTTAGCTTATCCATCATGGGGCTTTCCTGGATTTTAAATCTTTTAGATTTCTAGTCTTTCCCAGCTGTCTTGATCGCCTTTCGGTTGTGATCTATCCTACCATTCCTGGTTGGAAACTTATTTCGGGATTATCTCGTGGTTTCTTTTCCCGTAACTCTAATACTTGCTCTACTGCCTTATCGTGATCTGGATGTGTCTTATTCCAGTAAGGCATATTAGGTTGTGTTAATTCTGCAATTTGTTTATCAATTTCAATTGGTGATAAGAAATTAGTATCACCTTCTGCACGAATAACATCTTCACCCATTTTATCAGCTATACCCATAAACATTTTTATAATAGCGGGATGATCTTTAAATGTAGATCCATCTGCTAAAGGTATATTTAATATTTCTTCACTAGCAAAAGTTTGTGCAGCTTGTCTTGCTTTCATTACACTTGGCTCAAACTGTTGACCTAATTCTTTTCTTAGCTCTAACTCTTGCTGGTGTTTTTGTTGTTCTAAATCTCGTGTTGCAGCCTCGGTTGCACCCTTATTCATTTCAGTATAATAATCTAAAATGCCCTGGGCTTGTGGAGTAGATAATCCTAATTTATGTACTGATGTTTTAAAATTATCTAATGCATCTGGATTATCTGTTTCATAATTAATCTCATAATTTTTTGCCTCATCAGGTCGCCCCGCAGCTGTATAAAAATTATTCCAATCTTCATCCGAAAAATTTTTATTAGGCTTGATCATTTTATCAGCACCAATCATACTCTCCGCATTGACATAACTTTTTGCCAGGGATTCAATTGAACTAAATTTTTTTAATGATTCATTTGTTTGTAAATCTTCTGGTAATGAAGAGATCCAAGTTGTTTCTTGTGGTGTTGGTGTTGCTGGTTGTTGGATTGCTCCAGGCTGCTCCGTTTGTTCTTCGGGGGCAGTTGTCTGATTTTCTTCCATCTACTTATCCTTTGTGTTTAAAAAATTATTAATATGAAGAACAACACTACGTTGCCCCTCTCTTACAAAAGTTTCATTTGCATTATCTGGTACAAATGTACTTGATGTAAAAAAACATCGCCTTTGTAAATCTGCTAAAACTCGTATTCCTTCTTCGGTACTAAATACAAATTTATAATCCTTAACTAATTGTGCAATAACATCTTCTGGTTTAGCCACCCATTACCTCCTTTAATGCTGGTGTTGCAGATCCCGCAGCTTTTGCCATTTGTTCAGCTTGATCTAATTCTGATTGTGCTGCTTGTGCCTCTTGTCTTTCTTCTCTCATCTGCTGTACTTCACCCTCGGATCGTAAAACTTTAGCTGGTACACCAAGTACATCCGCCACATGACTTGCCATTGCATCGGTATCTAATATATCCATGACAGGAGCTAGTTGGTTAAGTGGTGTTAAGATTTCCATTGCTTGTATAATTGCCTGGACATCTTGACCTCGTTGAGCTTTTGCTAATGGAGAAACGTATTCAATATCTATTTCTAATCCTTGTAGATCTTCTGGAGCTGGTGGTAATGCACCTTGACGCATGAGTATTGCAAAAGACCTGGAGATAAGTGGTCGTAACATCTCTGCTTGTAACCTACCAAGAACAGGAGCAAGTAATCGCATCTTCTCCTCATTTCTTTTCATTACCTCAGTTGCGGTCATTTGCACATTTTGTTCCATTAATATCTGATCAACAAAGTATGCTTGTTTAATTGCTTGTCGTCTTTGCTCTTCCATGTTTAAACCAACAGGAGTGTTGGCTTGGATTTGTAATGGCTCTATTCTATCTCGTGATCCAGATCTGTAAAAATTTAATCCTCCTGGAGTAGTCTTAATAGGTAAAATAAAACTATCATCGGGAACTAATAAAGGTGGATCAATTTGTTTTTGTGCAGCTCTAATTGTCGTTTCTGACATTTTATTAACCATTTTAATATCTGCCAGGGCAATCATGGATGGAGATCTGCCATAGACTTCAAAGCTCGATTTTGACCACCTAGGAATCAAATAAGGAAATTCCTCAAAACCACCAAGGGAGATCATCTTCATGTCCTCTGGATCAAAATATGCGGACATAAAAGGCATACTTTTGTTATCTACTTTGTATGGGTTAGCATCATCATTCGGCATTACTGCATGAACAATAGTGAGATCCATATAAGGATCATCTTTTGCTACTTTTTTTATTCTCTCCGATACATTTTCCTCACCAAACATTTCCACAATATTTCGTGCAGCCATTTTACACTCACGAAATACTGTATCAATTCTGCCTTTAGAATTTTCCTGGATATAAATTTCTTTAATGTGTCTTGTGGTAAATCGTAAAAGATCATTAGGATCATTTTCAATATACATACACGCAGTACCAAAAGCACATAAATCTAAATACAGCTCATGTACTTCTTGTTGAAAGTTAGATCTATCAAAAGCAATATACATTGCCTGGTTAGCAGCCTCTAACCATTCATTGTTTTCATCGGTTGCTAAGTTTGGATCTTTATAACGAAGAGAAAACCAAGGGGTTGCCGCATTAGTCAACATACCATGGAGGGAGGAAGATAGTAAGTTGAGGGCATGAAGAGCAGTACCATCATAGATTTGTTCTGTTCTCTTATCTCCCCTTGTTCTCTGTTTTATTATGTCTGCTCTTTTTGGCAGTACATAATCAGCGATCTCTTGCCAATGGTTTTCCCAATTGGATCTGAGATCAACTAACTTTTTATACCTATTGTGTAATTCTATAACTGGCATTTATTGTCCTAACGTAGTTTTTTTATCACTACCACCAAGAGATGCTTTCACTACTCCTAAAGTATCAGTAATAATATTTGATTTCTTTGGTGGTTTCTTTCCACTCATCTTTGCGTCAAATCGTTGTTTGTATTCTTTGTAAGCCTTATCTGGAGTAGCAGCATCTTTTAATGCTTTACTGGCATCTAACCGCATTGCTGTTGCTCCTACGCCTGGCATCCCTAAAGATAAAGCACCTACCATCAAACCTTTTAATTTGTTTTGTGATTGCAACATATCTTTTGAAATAGGTACTGATCCTAATGCTCCACTTGGATTACCTGTACCCATTGCTGTTGAATATCCATCATTACCAAATTTAGCAGCTGCTCCTTTTTTTCCTGTAATGTATGACTTACTAACTTTTTTTCCCGCTTTTCTTGCCGCAATAAATCCAGCTTCATCGGTGCGAATAAAGTTACCTCCATCTTGAATAAAGTAACTTCCTACTTTAGCCAATTTTTCATCAACTAATTTTTCATTCATTGCTTGTGATACTGCACCA